ATTTCTCTAACACAGGAAGAATTGATGAATACCTTCGTAATGTAAAACTAGATCGTATGGCTCAGTTACCTGTACCTCTGTTTGGTATGGGGCCCGAGGATGATCTATTCACTGATTTTGATATGCATCCTAATGATATGAATATCAAGATATATCAAGCTGGAGAGAAGAATGGATTTAGTAATGAATACTTCAATGAAAGATTGGAGATTACTACATCACATGCCATAGAGAAATCTGTGCCTGGAAAAGCTCTCAAATGGATTATAAAAGAAACTAATACAGATAAAACTATTGGATTCTGTAGGTTTGGATCTCCTACTATCAACTCTAAACCCAGAAATGATTGGTTAGGAAATGTTCCAGAACTAACTATATTCAATCGACATGCTATCATGGGATTTATTATTGTTCCCACTCAACCATTTGGATATAATTATCTGGGTGGTAAACTTTTAGCAATGTTATGTTGTTCTCATCTTGCTAGAGAGACACTAAACAAAAAGTACAACGCTGATATTTGTTTATTTGAAACCACATCATTGTATGGTACAACTAAATCATCATCACAATATGATGGATTGAAACCTTACATGAGATATAAGGGATTGACCGTGAGTAACTTTACGCCCCTAATACATGATTCTATATTTCAAGACTTAAACAAATGGTTCACTGCTAGAAACAATGATAAGTGTTTGGTAAAAGAAGATGCTTCCAGTAGAAAACTAAAGATTCAAACAAAGATGATATCTATTATCAAGAAATGTTTGAATGATCCCGAAAAGATCAAACAGTTTAATAATGCTATTCTTGCTGCAAAGGATCTTACTCAACAGAAAAGATTCTACATGTCAACCTATGGTTTTAAGAACTCTAGGGAAGTTATTCTAGGAGAACAAGATACTCCTATCAAAGCAGATAACTATGACAGGTTTGGGGTCGAAGAGATTATCAAACACTGGAAGAAGATGGCTACAAAGAGATTTGATAAACTAAAGAATGAAGGAAGACTCAGAACTAAGTTAGAGACTTGGAATACCAACCCTGATGAAATTGACATTATCCGATGAGAATGAACGACCAAACTAAACTCATGTTCGCTCTAGAACATATTGCACATCTAGAAGACCTGATTGAAGGAAACGAGTGGGAGACATACTTGAGTTCTAACCTCATAACAATTAAATACGAATTAGAAAGACAACTATCACAACTACAGTATAAAAGAAATGGCGGATCTAAAAGACTGGCTGAACTCGATAAACTTGACTAAAGGGGATATAACTAAAGAAGATCCTCAACTAATAAAAAAATTTGCTCCATTTATAATCAATAAATGCATGTCTGCTCATCTAGATTGCATCATGTTTGCTAATGAAATGAACTTGAATGGACACCTAGATAAAGACCTTCAATATCAATTTTATCTAAATAGTATCAGGAAAAGGAAGAGATTCTCTCCGTGGCTCCGAAAAGATAAGATCAAGAACCTTGATGTTGTCAAATCATACTATGGTTATAGTAATGAGAAAGCAATTCAAGCACTTAAGATATTATCCAAAGAGCAGTTGAATTACATTAAAGCGAAAATTGACGTTGGAGGTACAACATGAGTGGGTTTACAGAACCTGAGATTGATTGGTCACAGGATCAAATGATCGAAGTTACATTGAATGAACCAGATGATTTTTTGAAAGTCAGAGAAACTCTCACTAGGATTGGTGTAGCTTCTAGGAAAGAAAAGAAGATTTATCAATCATGCCACATTCTTCATAAGCAAGGTAGATATTATATCGTTCATTTCAAAGAACTATTTGCACTAGATGGAAAGTCTGCTAATCTTTCTATCAATGATGTTCAACGCCGTAATAGAATCATCACACTCCTATCTGATTGGGGATTGATTACTATTATCAATTCAGAATTAATAACTGATGTTGCTCCTCTAAATCAAATTAAAGTTCTATCATTTAAAGATAAAGGTGACTGGACTCTTGAGACTAAGTATAATATTGGTAAGAAAAAGAAAGTAGTACAAACATCTCCGAGTGCTTTCGTAAAAGCAGACTGACGGTTATTACCAAGATGGGATGGGGGTTTATACGACCCCCTTTTTTAATGTCATATGGTTAAATAGTAATGTCGCCGCAAGGGACAACAAACTAAACTCGCTTACTAAGGAGAACTATGAACACATTAGCACAGTATCACGCTGCGAATTTGCCTGATCTTATGGATAAGATCACGAAGAATTCAATTGGTATGGATGATTACCTAAACTCATTCTTTAATTTTGATACAACACAGAACTATCCACCATACAACCTAATCAGCATAAACAATGTTGAGTCTAGACTAGAAATTGCACTAGCAGGGTTCAGTAAGAAGGACATCAATGTCTATACTGAGTATGGTAGACTTATAGTTGAAGGGAACAAAGAGACTAAGGACAATGCAGAATACGTCCATAAGGGATTAGCTCAGAGAAACTTCACAAGACAATGGACTCTATCAGAAGATACAGAAGTCCGAGAAGTTACATTTAAAGATGGACTTCTTGTTGTCAAACTAGGTAAAGTAATACCAGAACATCACGCTCGTAAAGACTACCTATAAATAATAGTAGTTCGAGATGGATCAACCCTCTTAACGGAGGGTTTTTTATTATGGATATAAGCAAACTCAAGTATAATAAATTGCCTGGTTTGACCTCTGCGTTTGAACCTATGATATATGATTGTCCTTTTTCAGAACAATTGAGAGATCCTTTGATAAAATGGATATGCGACAAGGCAGATGCAAGAGTACGAGATGGAGCATTAAAAACAAAGTTTTACACAGGTAGTGAAAGAGAATTACCAGAACATCATATATTGTTTGATTGGATAGAAAGTATTTTAGTAGAGGCAGTAGAGGATCTTTCTAAGTGGACTAATTCTGCTTACCATTCTAGTCCAGAGTCTTCCAAAAAATTCAGAGTAGCTGACTATTGGGGTATGTATTATGATCAAGGGGGAGGTACAGTGTTACATAATCATTTCCCCTATTCCATATCATTCGGTTACTATCTTCAAGCACCAGAGGGAAGTTCGCCACTCATAGTTGAAGATCATTCAATTCAAGTTACGGAGGGTAGATTAATAATTTTTGGTGGACATCAATCACATGAAGTTCCAGACTCGGAAGTAAGTGGTAGGTGTATGATTGCTGGTAATGTTGTGTATCTTGGTGTTGATTCTTATGATGATATGGAAACAGAATAAAATTATTCCAGAATCTCTGAGATCTATCATCTTTAAAAGGATAGAGGAAGAGCATACTGATAAGAAAAAATTTTATACTTCTTTTAATTTACCCACGTTCTCTGATATAGTAGATCCTTTCTATGAAAGTATCATAGATGATATGATGAAAGACTTAGGTATGTTTAAAAGAAGTACATACTACTACAATCTATGGGTTCAGATGTATAACTCTGAAACTGATACTCATACTCCACACTCTCATTTTGGTGGCACAGAAATAATATCATTTACACATATCATTAATTGTTCCGAACAGAAATGCTTTTACTTCTTAGGGGATAATGATAGTAAAACATATCCAGATCAAAAGAGTGGTGATATCATGGCATGGCCATCATGGTTAATGCATGGTGTAGATAAAGTAGAAGATCCATCTATCAATAGGTTAGTGGTGTCGGGAAATATAGCCTTAAAGGATTACTATGGAGGAAATAGTGACACATCAGTGGTCTCAAATGACCATGGCAATGGACATATAACATGGGATATTATGTAGAAAGTATTAAGATGTAGTAAGTTATACTTATTTGTCAGGATCTCCGTACATAAATATTGTTACAGGAGGTTAAGAGAAATGTTTAACATTAAATTTACATTGGAACATCCATTAGTTCCAGAGTTCGATCCAGAAATCCACGATCCAGATGAGGTGTTTGCACTTCTCTGCTACCGAGGAATTCATTACGCCAAGTGGTGTAATATCAAGATCATCTTTCAATAATACACAGGGGGTTGACAAGCCCCCTTTTTCATGTCATAATATATTTGTTGGACGCAACATGGGAGTGACTGAATAAACTTACTGGCAACCGCTGGTTAAGGTGATGAGACACAGGTGGTGCTGCTGCAGCGATGCAGAACCGACCTACCAGTCGGGTCTCAGGCAAGGACGTTTTTACACTGTAGTAATGCTCGTTCTTTGTTGGTACACAGGAACCCAACCTCCCTCCTTTTTTTTTAGACCTAAGGCAACTGGAAAGTGGGGCAGATGGTCTTTCATGCGGATGTCGTATAAAAGTATTACGACAAGTTTCCAACTTGTAAACGGTGGTGCAATACCATCCGTCCGCTTTGAAACTATATAATGATAAAATGTCAATTAAGTTAGTTCTACTTAAATCCAACGAAGAAGTCATAGCAGATGTAAAAGAACTTGTAGATGAGAACGATAAACCCATCTTCGTAGTTTTGGAAAATGCTTACTGTTGTAAGTTGATTGAAGATCCTGTTTTACTTACTGAGGGTAAAGAGGATGCAGAAACTAAGTACAGTGTTCAGTATTATCCATTCATGCCTTTATCTGATGAGAAGAAGATATCGATTGATCCTAGTTGGGTTGTAGCAATAGTAGAACCAAAACCAATGGTCAAAGAATCTTACGAGGCGAGAATGAATGGAACAGGAAATTAAAATAATAGTATTGGTAAATGGTGATCTGATAATATCGGCAGTCGAAGAAGTTGCAGCTTTAGATATAGGTGATCCCAACTGTAAAATGATATCACCATACAAGATAGTTGGTAAAGAAATGTCGCCTTGGTTGGGTGATGTAACTGACGATGTTGACATTATGATATGTTCTGATAAAATATTATCATTGGTTGAACCACACAAATCATTAGTGGATGCCTACTTGAAATTAGCTACTAAAGAATGAAGTTTTACACAAATGTTTTCCAGATCGGCAACAGTATGTTGATCAGAGGGTATGACAATGGAAGACATTTTGAGGATAGACATGAGTTCCATCCAACATTCTATGTGCCTACAAAAAGAAAGAGAAGTAAATGGAAAACACTTGATGGTCAATTAGTAGATCCTGTAAAACCAGGCACTATCAAAGATTGCAGAGCATTTATAGACAAGTATTCACAGGTTCAAAACTTCAACATATATGGTAATGAAAGATATGTACATCAATATATTTCCGAAAACTATCCAGAAGATGAGATCAAGTTTGATCTAAACAAAATTAAATTAGTTACTATTGATATTGAGGTTGCTGCAGAGAGTGGTTTCCCTGATGTCTTCAACGTTGCAGAAGAACTGTTACTGATTACTATACAGGACTATAATACAAAATTCATTACCACATTTGGATCTAGACCATATAAGACTAATCCTAACAGGAAGAACTATCGTTATGTGGACTGCCACAGTGAAGAAGGATTGTTAACTACATTTGTAGATTGGTGGCAAAGACATACGCCTGAGGTCATTACAGGGTGGAACTGTGAGATGTATGATATACCTTACCTCATGGGTAGGATGGAAAGAATTATGGGAGAGAAGTATGCTAAGAGAATGTCTCCTTGGGGTATAGTAAGAAAGAATGAAATCACAGTAATGGGTCGTGCAAACATAGTTTATGATCTTGCAGGCATATCTGTAATTGACTACTTGGATCTATACAAGAAATCCCCTGCAACTCCAAACCAAGAAAGTTTTCGATTAGATCATATTGCTCTCATGGAGTTGGGTCAACAAAAATTAGACCACAGTGAGTTTGATACTTTCCGTGAGTTTTATACTGGTAACTGGCAGAAGTTTGTAGATTATAACATCGTTGACGTTGAACTGGTAGACCGTCTTGAGGATAAATTGAAACTGATTGATCTATGTTGCACTCGTGCCTATGACGCAAAGATTAATTTTACAGATGTCGCTTTCCAAGTTCGCACATGGGATGCCATCATATACAATTATCTAAAGAAAAAGAATATAGTCATCCCACAAAAAGATCGTAATTCTAAAGATGCAAAGTATGCTGGTGCATATGTAAAGGAACCGAAGCCTGGTAGATATGAATGGGTAGTGTCATTTGACCTTAACTCACTATATCCGCATTTGATTATGCAATATAATATTTCCCCAGAGACTCTTCAAGATAAAAAACATCCTAGTGCAACAGTAGAAAGATTACTAAATCAAGAAGATACATTTGAATTGTTTAAGGACTTTGCTATCTGTGCCAATGGTGCAATGTATAGTAAGGAGAAGAAAGGATTCTTACCTGAGTTGATGGAGAAGATGTACAAGGAACGTGTCATCTTCAAGAAAAGAATGATCAAAGCAAAGAAAGCATATGAAAAGACACCAACAAAAGATCTTGAAAAAGAAATCGCAAGATGCAACAATGTCCAGATGTCTAAGAAGATTGCTCTTAACTCTGCCTATGGTGCGATTGGTAATCAATACTT